TTCATTCCCCGTTATATTGTAGGAAACGGACGGCGCAAGGGTTCCGACTGCCCCGCTGGCACCAACTCCCGTAAGGGAAAAAGAATATGAAAAGGAAACTGAACCTACGTTACCTGACGCAGAAACAGACGTTGGGGTAATTATCCCGCCCCAAGCGTTATACCCCCAAGTAGAGTAACCCCATGTTCCGGGGTTTGGTATGGCAGCGCCAGCCTCACCAAACGGCGCACCTGCAAACGGTGCTATCCCAAACATGGACTATCCTTTAGGTTGTCGCCAAGCGCAGCAATGCTGTGGATGTCGTGTTGGACGGCATGGTCAAAGTGAACGTGCCAGCCGTGATAGTCTGGGAGCCAAACGTGTGAACGCTGATGGCTTTGTTTGACTGAGTGCTGTTATAAAGCAACACGGTATCAAACGCGGTGGTTAGCGTAACAGTTGTGTAAACAAGGCTTGCCGAAGGCGTCCAATATGCCACACCAGCAGTTGCACTGCTGTTTGTAGATGTAGGGGCCGTGGCATTGGTTGCCGTCACGCCGCCAGCAGTGTAGCCTGTACCTGATACTTCGCCCGTTGCCGAATACGCTGTGGTACTCGCATTGACAGTGGCAGAAGCCAAGTACAACGCCGCTTTGACAGTATCGGTAGTTGGTGCTGTCAAGCTGCCACGGGATACGATAGTTGAAGTGCCAAGCTGGTGCTGACCGAGCATCAACTCACTCATGAAAGAGGTGCACATGGATTGTGTGTTTGAAATAATAGTTCCTTTCGTGGGCTTTGCCCAGCTTACGTTTGCGCTCTATGTCCGCGATTTTCGCCGCGATTTTCCTTAAAAAGAAGCAGCTTCAGCGCCAGCAAATGATGGCACTTTTTTCAGGGTTACATGCGCGGAGCGATGGACAAGTTCTCCATCTAACCAATACTCTACCCATGTGGTGGATTCATTGTCATTATCGACGGAACCTTCTTTTTTCTCAAGAAGAGAATCGTCTATGTCGCCTTTGGTGGTGGTAACGATCAATTTGAACTCCTGATAAGCGCAGCCGTTGATGTGTTGGCTGGCATGGTGATGAGGAATGTGGTGGTAGATGTTTTGTCTGAACCAAAGTCCAGCACAGCAATGGATTTATTGCCCTGAGTCACGTTGTACATCAAAGCACATCGAGCCGTCACTGCGGTCGTCCAGCTTACATTAGCCCAGTTAACGTAGGCCGTATAACCATCACTGCTGATTGCCACGCCCGTCATAACTTGACCGCCTGCTGTATAGCCTGACGCTACAACCTCATTGCTACTTGAGTAAACCGTAGTAGCTGCGTTTAAATCTGCGGCAGCGGTATACAGAGCAATCTTAATCGTGTCGGTAGACAGGTCGTGAATGCCCTGATACAACTCTTTTTTGAAGCTGGTGGTTTGAGTTTGGACAATCGCCATGTCAAGTTACCTTTTGTCGGTATTGGCCAGAACGATAAGCATCTTGACGCTCCAAACCATCGCCCAAACGTTTAGCAAGTCCAAGAGCTTCTTGGTACTTAGCGTTGTACAACCCCATTATGTCCTGCTCACCCTTCATATAGGTGTAGGCTTCAACCAGTGAGCCATACAACAGCACAGTATCAAAGTTGTCGCCAAGCCATGTCGTGCTAGCCGTAACAATAGATTCAGGATAATAGAAGAAGTGAAGCTCGACTGTGTAGTTAGCGTCAGGCTTTGGCCCTAACATGAACGATAGTTCGGTGGTAATGATGCTACTAGAAACGGTCGGCCCAAACAAAGCATAGTACTTTGGAAGCCCAGTATCAGAAGCCTTGGGGTACGCCTGACGGATAAAATTCACATCTTTGTTCAGCAAGTACTCGTAGCTGCCATCTGCGTCAACAACCGCCAAAGAATACGTGGCCAAGTAATCGTTGGGTGCAGAAAGGTAAGGTGTTGTTGAGGTAACCGTCCCCGTCATGTTTTTGCGCAGTGACGGAAACTGCACCATGTTGTAAATGCGCTGCTCTGCCTGTGCTACGAAGACAGGAATGTTCGCTATGAAATCGGTTTCATAGTTCTCAGTGTACGACTGGATAGCCGCGCTCAGAGCCGCGTAGTTCATGCCATTGGGCCTCGTGACATCAGACCTTTAGTAGCGCAACCAGTGCCGCGCATTTTGATACCGCTAGTCTTAACATCATCAGCACCGGGGTCGCCTGCGCTTACGCGCATCGCTGGAGTGTAGGGGTTGACTGACTTGGCAGACAAAGTGTTTGGGTCTACGACTTTTGCAGCCTTGAGAGGTTTACCATCCATTGTGTGTGGCTTAGCGTAAGTTGAAGCACTACCCACTTCTTTACCCATCATTTTTTTGCTAAATGTAGCCATAATTAACCTCGCTTTTGTGCTGCAACTTTGGCCAAATTACGGCCCATTGATTTCATATCAGCATCGGTTTTACCGCCTTTGCCGCCCTTGCCACCTTTAAGGCTAGATACTGTTGGGCCATCATTACCCAAGTTTGTACCTTCAGTTTTACCCTTTTGGGTAATGCCATCTGCTGCGCGTTTGTATGTCATAACTAACTCCTATGAAACCGTTACTGTAACTGTACCAACAATTGTCGTTCCCACCAAGTAATTTGGGGTCAAAATTGCATCAAAACTACTTGCTCCACCAACGGGACGCCATCCCCATTGAATATCCCGTGATCCACCAGTAGTAAAACCAGCGGCTAATTGGCTCGTGCTAGTTGAGTCAATAACCTGTAAACCGTTTGTACCCGCTGTGTAATATGTCGAATCATTACGCGGATTGCGCACTGCTTGTGGGTCATCTACTGGGTACATACCCAACTGCAACTGCGGCTGATCTGGATCCCAACACTGAGAACACACCAACAAATTGTATGTCTTGGTTTTTTTAATTTCTTTGCGCAAAGATGTCAACTTGTACTGAAATCCACAGCGGTCGCACATGGCGATACTGTTTTTACCAGAAGCAAACCGATTACCCATTACACAAGCTCCTTATGATATGAACATCTGGCGGGGTACAAATCGTAAGGAAGCGTGTTCTTGATCCTCACCAGCGGCAAGTTGCCAAGCCTCATCGTATTGAGATTTAAGGATGTCCAAACGCTGAGCGCCGTTCTCCACCTTTAGGGCCAAATAGTAGGCCAAGCCTGCCACCAAACAAGGTAAGAACCGAAAAGGTACGTCCATTGTACGTACACCAGCACCAGCATCATCAATACGGCGCATGCGCCAGTACACAAATTGGTAAGTCTGTGATCCATCAGGGGTTGGCCAGACCGTGACTGAAGGCAAGTTCTGTGAGTACACAGCCACACCAGTCAAATGAGCCACCGCTGTAGTGTTGTTCTGGCCTCGGAAGCAATTTAACAACTGATTGCCACTGATATAGCCATACTGCACTGTCTCTGAGCCAATTAACACAAAACCCGTAGCAGCTAAACCCGTACTGGAAACCAGCGTAATCGTGGTATCAGTGGCTGAAATACCGCCATTTAGCGTAGTACCAATCGAAGAAGTTTGACCATCTAAACGCTGAAACCACACCTGAATTGGGCGGGCTTGCTGTAATTTGTTGGGGATAGTAGCGTAAGTAGAAACACTAATACGGGTAATTGTGAGGTCAGATTGTGTGGCAACGTTGCCACCGCCTGTACGAATCACATGTTCTAACAAGTCCACTGTATCGTCTGGAAGCGCGTAGGTAGCTAGACCCTGAGTAAACGTGAGCGTACCCTGCTCAAACGTCCACATATTGATACCTCGGTTAGCCCAGTCTGCAAACAACAGATTAAGGGAGCGCCGTGCAGTGCGCAGGTCGTAACCCGTACGCATCTCTGAACCAGCACGCTCAAACGCTTCCTCAACGATCTCCGTGAGGTCAAGATTAAACGAAGCTGTTCCAGAAGTGGTCATTATCTAAATCCTGCCGTTTTCTTTGCAATAGTCTTTGGTTGCGCTACAAATTGTTTACCGGCGGCTTTTCCTGCTCGCTTGGCTTTGGTTGTAGCTGCGTATTCTTGGGGAGACAAAGATTTAATAGCTGCTTCAGGCAAATATCTCTCACCCGTCTTGCTTGACGGTTTACCAGACTTGGTACGCCACTTCTGGTCGCCCCAATCTTTAAGAGACTTCTGAGGTGCTTTCAATCTCGATACCCTCCACCTGCTGCTTTATATCTTTTTGCTAACACCTGACTTTTACGGGCACTCCATTGCCCTGCCCCAGTACCTACGATTGCCGCAGCTTTGACACTGTTAAAAATACGCTTGCGTAACTCCGGTTTGGTGTAATTTCCAGCTTCATTTACCTTAGACTTTACTTTACCACCTTCAGCATATTGCGTGAAGTCGGTGTCGTCACGGCGTGCTTTACGCATGCCTTTAGGCATTTTGCTTGGGTTAATGTCGCCCATTCCACGACTGGCTCTCATTTTGTTCTGCCCTTCATGGATTTTTTGGCTAGAAACAATTTATCAACCATCTTTATTCGTTGGGGTTTGGTTGTAACTTTGTTAATAATAGCCAACCGTTTGGGTTCACTTGCCTCATAAAACCCGGCTTTTTTTAACGACTTAGTCACTCCACCAACAGGTTTTGAGGTTGCCATGTCAGCACATACCACCATTTTTCATGGTGACCATTGTGCCTTTGGTCTTACCCTTAGTACAGCAACCATCAGCACGGCTAGATGCTGAGCCGCCTTTAGCGTAACCACGTTGCCCACGAACAGCATCGCGGGGGTCTTTGGCTGGAGCTTCTTCCGTATTGCGTAAAGACTTGGCGTAGGCTTTATCAGCCTTCATCCGCATCTTATCGTCGCGCACATCTTCAGGGGTTTTGTATTCGATCTCGGCCATGATTGCTCCTTAGCAGGCTTTGCCGCCCATGTTCATCTTAACCATTGTGCCTTTGGTTTTGCCTTTGGTAGCAACACCGTTAGCCGAAGAACGGAATGCACCGCCCTTTTTTAGCTTCAATTCAGTGCCCTTGCCGCCTTTATGCTCTTGCATATCGTGCTGCTTGAAAGCTTTTTTAATCATGGCTTTGTCTTGGGCCATATCAGCTTTGCCGCCTTCGGCCATGCCACCCTTTTTCATGCCCATCATCTGTTTTTTATCCATGACCATTTCCATTTTGGAGCCCTCTTTCATGCCCTTTTTTTCCATGTCTTTGCCTGATTTTTCAAACTTAGCAAATGGGTTTACGCCTTTTGTAGCCATAGTATTACCGCCTTCTTTCATGATTGACATCTTGCCATGAAGTGTCTTGGGTTTGTTAATCTTTTGAAGGTCGGGGCGGGCCATCCCACCAGAACCAAACTTCTTGCCTTTATCCGCTTCGTCAAAATCTTTCCCAACGCTTTGCGGAATTCCTACTTTCTTGGCAAATGCGGGGTTATGCGCAATTGCCGCCATAAAATTGTGTTGTTTCTTTGAGCTACTTGGCATCATCGCCCCGCTTGAATAAGCTGGTCAATTTTTGCTTCAAGCTTGTTAAAGCGTTGGTCAATGTGGTCAGTAATTCGTTGAATTTCTGTTTGAGTAACGTTATCACGGGCAATCTCCTCGCGTGTGATGTTAATGAGACGCTCAATGCGTTTGGCATCTTCACTGATGTCTTTGACCTGTCCAAGTTTCTCTCGGATAAAAAACCCAAATATACCCATGATGATTGACAGCCCGGCTGTCCATATAAGATTTGCGTCCATGTCAGCACTTCCACCTTGCTAAAGCAGCCGCCTTGCGGGTAGGCTTGCCTTTTTCATCCTTCATCGGGCCGGGCATACCGGACATCCGAGCGCAGAATGAGTCTTTGCGGGGGCCACCTTGGGGCTGCGGAGCCTTGAGGTTACTGCCCGTAGCTGCATTGTATTTAGCTCTCCCTTTGGCAGTCAAGCCAGCGCCCTTAGACACTGGGAGCTTCTCACCACGGCCAACAGCCAGTGATGGGCCTTTTTTCTTTGTCGCCATTACGCCGCCTTCAACTTAGAGTTGTAGATATTTTCCAGCATAGGCATTACAACCTCTTCGCGGAAATTACGAGTAAATTCATTTGAGCCTACGTGCGGAAGGCTGATGTCCACATCAATGTAAACCTTAAACCCCATCTGGGTAGCCCGATCACAGAACAAGTAGTCCTCGCCCACATACTTGCCATCAACGATAGCAAAGTCAAACACTGCTGACATCTTCTCTGTGGGGGACTTCTCATATGTCCACTCTGGGTGGGCGGCTACCATTTTCTCAATAACGTGACGCTGGATTAACATGAACCCTGTAGGCGCACGCTCAACACGCATCAGTGACCCGTCAAACTCCAGATCGCCATTGGCGTCAAAGTACAGGTCAGCAAAAAAGTTTTGGTCTTTGGCTCTGCGTGGATACGCGCCAGTGGTGATGTCTCTGCTCTGAGCCATCAACCGCAGCATGTCGTCGGCTGTAGCGACTATATCTGCATCAATAAACAACAACTCTGTTGCGTCGGTCTTCAAGAACTCATGCACCAAGGCGTTTCGGGCCATTGTGATGATGGAGCAGTTAGACAGATCGGACAAGATAACCGACACACCAAGACTCATCGCTTTGGGCATAAGCTGCGCCAGAGCAAAAGCAGTCTTGATGTTTAACTTCCCGTCATAGGCGGGGATGCCGATAAACAGCGTCCGCCCAGTCAGAGTTGCTTGTCGGGTTTCAGCCATAGTACACGTTAGCGGATGTTATGTTGGACATGCTTAGGTAGATACCGTTTTTAATCAATATACCCTCGCCCGGAAGCAGCACGTAATTATTGAATACGTCCGCTGCGCCAGTATCGTAACTAGCTACCCACAATGTTGAGTACACCGCTACTGTACCGCCTGCAATTGTGCCGGAGTTTATGTCTGTAACTGTGAAAGTCGAAGACGAAGCCACGGTTATCACGTAGTTGCCGTTTGTGCCTGAAGTTCCGCTTGCGGTTGCAAAAGCAAGCCCAACCACATCTCCG